TTAAAAGCGGGCAGGCTTATGCCGTGGAAGTGATGGCAGTAGGGCCGCTTGCTAAGGGTAAAGATGAGAAAAATGACGATTGGCAAGCACGGTTAGCGGAAGGTGCGTTGGAAAGGAAGCCTGTAGAATTGGATGCCGAGAAAGCATGGGAATATCTCATGAACGAAGGCAAAATGGCAGGAATGAAGCTACCAACGGCTACGCCCGGCGAAAAGGGCGCTAGTGGGAATAAACAGAAAGTTAAGACTTTGGAAGCTAAGTTGGCGGAAATGGAAGCTATGCTTGAGAAGTATAAAGCCGCCGGGCTTGTTTGATTGGTAATAGATACGGAAGGCACTAGGGATTTAGTTCCTAGTGCCTTCAAATCTGTTTCCCCTTATAAATGTTAGAAAATCTTGGCTCATTGGCGGGGCCTTTTTTGGCCTTTGCCTATTTGCGGCCGTTTGCATGGTTTTCAGGGGCTTCCGGGGCTTCGCGGCTATGTTCACCCCTAAAACCCGGCGGCCCGTTAAACAGGGCATGAAATGCCAATGCAGCCCGAATGCGAAAAACCCAGCCTCCGCTTAGTCGCCGCAGAAAGGGGGGGGGCAAGAGGTGGTCACTAAATTAATTTGAAATCAAATTTACTCTCTCCCATTTACCCCCCCCCCCCACTTGCGGCGGCGACTTAGCTGCGGCTCCCGGCTAGGGGGTTTTCTTATTCATTTGACTTTCGCCTTTTCATGCTTCCCCTTTTCCCGCCCGCCCTATCGGTAACCCACCCTTCCCCACCCCTTTCCCAGTGTCCTCACTGGCGAGCCTAGAGCCTCGTCAAAGCTCGATCAACGCCAAAAATCAATGACTACCATCATCGAAGCCAAGAAACTAGAAGCGAGTCTGAAATCTCGCTATGAGACAGAATCTGATCCCCTTGTCCGCGCACTGCTAGAAGACAAAATCCGGCAGGTGTCACAAACCATCATTCGGGAATCAGTCAGAATCAGCCATCAGCGTGAGCGAAACTCACGAGCCTTTGAGCTTTCCCAGGCTCCGATTAAATGTGGCCTAAGAGGTGCCACAGGGCATTCACTACCCGACAAGCAACGGCATTGGTTCTGGGACGGGGCAACCGACAGCGAGGTTAAAAAGCTCGAAAAAGTCAAAGGCCAGATTAAAGAGCTGCTGTTTCACACCGCAGACAAAGCCTTGGTTCGGAAGTTCTTCCTCCTCGGCGGGGTGCGGAAGACCTTGAAAGAGCTAGGTTTACCGGCAATCCTGGCTCTGCCTGAAAGCGTGCGACGCGACAAATCAGGCCTCATCATGGCGCTGATCGAGAGCAAGCTCAACGGGCCCAAGGAAGACATCAAGCACCTCGTTTAACCATTATGACCACTGTTCAATTTTCAATATCCCGCCTAGAAGCAACATTCGACTTTGGAACCAGAGAACTCTATCGGTTCTTCTTCCGCACGGAATGGATGGAGCCGAGAGAAGCCACAGCTATCGCAATAGCCCTTAAACAAGGCTTTCCCTCACCCGCTTACAGAATCACACGAAACGAGCGGGAGATAAAAACAACCTTTGAAGAGCTAACCTAACCTCATCGGTAACCTCCACTTACCCACCCATGAAACCTTTTAACGACAACAATCCAATTCGTCGCATCGCTGAAGTGCTCTTCATCTTGCATGTATTTCTCTGGGCTTGGTTGATTTATTCAATCGCCAAGGAGCAGACAACAAAACAACAAACCGATAAAACACAATGGCATCTAGTCCCATGAAAAACGTTAACATTAACCAAGAGCAGCTAAATGAGATTAAAGTCTCCCGCAGGCACGCTTGTGATTTCTTCAAAAAGCATGGAATCAAAGGCTGGCCGAGGGTAGTGACAGTTGAGCCAGGACGGCATTTTCTAACCGCGTAAAGGAACCAACAAACCAAACAAAACTATGACAAACCAGATCGAAATCAGAGGACAGAAGATGGAACTTGATACCCGCGTGGCTGTCCGCGCAGATGTTATAAAGGTAGGTTCAAGGGTAAAGCTCTTGAAGAAGGAATACACTAGTCACAAGGTTCTCCACGGCATTATCATCGGCTTCGAGCCTTTTAAAGATCTTCCGACGATCATTGTCGCAGCGGTTGACTTGAGCTATTCCGACGCTACGGTAAACTTTGTTTATATCAACGAGAAAACCGAGGACTATCAGATGGTAGTTGCTTTGGACGATGACCACGCGGCGCTGGATAAAACCGAGTTCTGCAAAATCATCGACCGCAAGATCACAGCTAAACAAGCTGAAATCCGCGAGCTGGAAGACCGCAAGGCTTTCTTCCTCGACAAGTTTCAAACCTACTGGACTCCAGTAGAGCTTGAAAAAGCTGTGCCGATGTAAATCGAAACCCGCCCACGCGGGTCGAAGGACTTGAGCAAACCTTCCTGACGAGAAGCTCCATTTGAGATAACCTTAAATCCACGACAATGACAAACTACATGCATAACTCTAACGCAACAAAATCCGAACTGCCTCATCTCCCCGGTGAGCTGGTCAAACACCTAGTCGCACAGCGCAAACCTGGCATTCTCGACCGCATTTCCTCCTGCCAGTCCAGCGAAGCCGCCCACACGATGTGGCATGAGTTCCTCGACCACGCGAACGAGGTCTCCCAGAAAACCATTAACCGCGCACAACGCCTGCTTGCAACCCTTGATTTCCCACAGCCATGAGCCTTGAAGAAGAAAACCAAGAACTCCGCAAAGTATTAGCCTTTGCAACGAGAGCCATAACCATGATCCCAGTCATGTGCATGGTCCCAACTTCTTACTTTCCACAAATTGAAAAGCTTGTTGAGAAGATTGACAAAATGACACCTAAACCACAGCCATGAGCCTACTCATCCTAACCAAACCCACCCTGGTAAATCTCAACCAGCTCGCCCGCATTCCCTCCGATCAATGGCATAAATTCGGCGTGGAATATCGCTCGGTAAGCCGGGATTCCCAAGGCTTCGTGACCGGCGGTCAGCTTCAAGACGGACGCAGGTTCACGTTTAATCAGTTGAAAAAATCTTACCAGTTCACAAAATAATGAACCTATCAATCGCTCAAATTCAAGCTCTTATTAACTATATCGACGCCGCAATCGACGACCGGCTTGATGACCATGATCTAATTCGCACAAACTTAGACACTCTTGCAACAAAACAAAAAGCTCGTGACGTTCTGATCAAGCTCCTCACCACCCCACAGCAATGAACCCTTCCTCCATCTCTTCCCAACTATTCTCTGTCGATTCTTACACCGAGGCTGCACGCCGCGATGAGCTCATTCATACCGACGACGGCAACATTACCTTCCCGATGATTACTTATCACGGGATTAAATACCACCACGCAATTCTCAACATCTTCTCCGGGATTTGTTCTTTTTATCAACTAGCGGGTGGCCAATCCATCCTCGTGAACAAACTCGCGGTGAAAATTGACCTGCTTCCAATTAACTCCAAACCCGTGCAATTCGACGAACCATGACCTCACCTACCATCCTTTGCGGTTGTTCCCGCCCAGTAGAGCCAGAACGTGTTTCCCTGTTAAACTCGCGTATCTGTGCCCAATGCGCTAACCTCACCCAACGCAACAAACCGCTCCCGCGCGGTGTTATGATCTGGGAAGGTAAAACAGCACCGACAATTCAAATCCTATCCCAAACCCAATTCGACTCCCATCGCTATTACAACCCCTATGGCAAGCTAACTGGGCGCGGCTCTGGCCTGCATCGCATTACTAAAACAACATCATGTCAATAATCCTATGAGAAACATCAACCTCCCAAAGACAAAGATCTTTATCCGCTGTGACGCCTTCGGCGGTCCTGTGGATGAATTTGAACCCGCTTGGCTCGTTTCAGTCCGCGCCATGCGAAACCGCCCATTCTGCTTCCAAGCATGGATCGAGAAATACGCCGCCTGCTATGACAAGATCCCGCCGCAGTGCGTCTATTGGTTTGAGCCAGACGAAGATCACAAGGCCCTTCCGCTTCACAAAGTCCAAATGTGGGAATGCCTGTCTGGCTCCGTCGAACTCTGGCGCAAGGATCAACTCTCCGACGTGCCGGTTCTCGTCAACCTGGGCAAAGGCAATCCACCTATTGGCGGCCATTACTGGTTCACCATCGACTATCTTCCAGAAGGCCAGCCCAGCGGCATCCTCGACGTAGGCGACTCCGAACTGCTCGAAGAACACAAAGAGGCCAACGTCATCAAGCTATCCAACGGCCAGATTGCCATTTACCCAAACAACCGCCTCAAGTGGCTTCCGCTTTCTCTCACCAGCAAAGACGCCCCTTCAGCCATCCCAGATTGGAGCGTTGCCACCAATGCACAGCTAGATGAATGGTGGTCTGACTCGGATGAGATTCTAGGAGACGCCAAATGGGCTTATTAATCCAACTGTTTTAATTTCAAAACCAATCATTCACCATTAACATGAACATCCACGACATCACCAAAAAAATCCGCGCTCTTGCGGACGAACTCGACTCGGTAAAGGACGCCGAGCAGCCCGCGTCCTTCAACCTCCCCACACCACCGCCCGGCATGAAGTGGCACCGCGAGGACGGGTGGACAGTCGAGATGCTGCCACCGGGCATGCGGCCGCTGTGCTTCGATGAGCACTCTACCAATCAAACGCAGCAGCTTTATATAGGCAGATGGGTGAATCTGGTAAATGCGATCATGGCGGATGCGGTTGAAGACCACCTCCGCACCACTCGCCCGCTGACCTTCACGCATGGAGGCCACGAATGGACGTGGCACCGCGCTGGAGACCCTATGCCGTGCGATGGGGAACGGATGGTTGAGTTCCTGCTCGGCAACGGCCTAGTTGGGGGCAAAGGCAAAGCGTGCGGATTGCACTGGAAGGTTGAAAAAGGCAAGCAGCTCGCAGATCACCACCTAATCATCGGCTGGCGCTACGCCGACTTCGTGGACCCCTACGCTGAACTGAAGGCAGCCCACGCGGCGGGGAAAGTAATTCAAGTTAAGGGCATCGAGAATTGGATTGACTGCCAGCATCTAAGCTGGAAGTATCCACCAGACACCTACCGCATCAAACCAGATGACGGTCCCCCGTGTAGCCACGCGGACAACGACGTCGACCTTATCATCAAAGGCGTCCTCAAAGCCCGCAAGCTCGAACGCGAGCGAGACGAACTCCGCGAAGCCCTGTCAGGCCGCACAGTGTCGTGCTCGCGGTGCAACGAGGCAGGATACAAGCTCGCCGGATTCGAGGCCGAAGTTGCCGGTTTGCGAGCCGAGAACGAAGACCTGCGCGAGGCGATACAGGAGGCGTATGATGCCATCAAGGCATCCCCGTATCCAGATCAGCAAGCCCTCGACAAACTCAAACCTTTTATCACCGCACCATGACACCATGAAAGCACAAATCGAAAAGTTCTGTTCTATCCATAACGCCTGCCAAGATGGCCGCGAAGGGGCCGTCAAAAACTGCCAGACCATGCGCGAGGCATGGGATAAGGCCCGCCCCGATTGGGTGGTCTGGATCGCCACCCGCCACGGCGTGCTCACGGATAAAGAGTTGCGGTTGTTTGCCGTGTTCTGCGCTCGCGAAGCTCTCGCGCTGCTACCCTCGCCAGACCCTCGCAGCGTGGAGGCGGTGAACGTCGCCGAGCGGCACGCAAACGGGCAGGCCACGGATGCAGAGCTTTCCGCCGCCGCCCGCTTTGACGAACTTATCGAGGTCGCCGCCGTCACCGACTACGACGCTGCCTACGCAGCCCGCACCACCGCCTACTTCGACGCCTACGCCACCAAAAACAGGCAAGCCGACTATCTCCGCACCAACTGCAACCCGACATTTTGACACCATGACACAAGAACAAAAACGAATTAAGCTGGCTGAGGTTGCTGGATGGAAGCCTTACCCTTCCGAAAATGTTGGCCCTGCGGCACGCTTCTTTAATGGTGATATATGGTTTCGCCATGCGGAAAGCTACACCATTGCAACGCCGGAACAGCTTCCCGACTACTTCAACGACCTCAACGCGGTGCATGAATTGGAATCAACCCTTGGAGAAAAGCAAACCCGATTATATGCGTTCATATTGGCGCAAGTTCTGGATACCAGTCCAACAGTTGACTTGGATGACCAGTTCCTGAACATCCATGCCACCGCCGCCCAACGCGCCGAAGCTCTCGGCAAAACCCTCAACCTTTGGTAACCATGACCCCATCCCAACTCCGCTCCCTCGGCTACCGATCCCTCGGCTGGTCTAACCAACACCAATCTAACCCATCCTTCTGGACCCGCTATCGCTCTCTAACCTGGGAAACCGTTTCCACCTCTCCCGGTTACACCCTCGAAGTCTGTCACGAAACCAAAGAATTCCTCGAAACCGATTCATCAAACTAACCCATGAACATATCCTTCTCCCCATCCCTCACCCCTCCAGCTCTCCCGCTCCCAGTCCCGTCCTCCTCCCTAACCTCCGAGCAGCAAGCCGCAGTCACCTGGACATCCCAATCCACCGGCAACCTCATCCTCGAAGCTGTCGCCGGCTCCGGCAAGACCTTCACAATCATCGAGATGCTGATCGCCATCAACCATCACTTCCCATCCGCTCGCTGCGCTCTCATGTCCTTCAACGCCAAAGTCCGCGATGAGCTCAAAGAACGTGTCCGCACAAAGAACATCCGCAACACCGAAGTCAACACAGTCCACGGCTTTGCCTTCTCCGCCTTCAAATCCCACTTCGGCTCCCGCAAACCCAACTCCTACAAGCTCTCCGACCTCCTCGACCCACTCCTCAAATCCTTCCGTCTCACCTACAAATTCTCCCCACCCATCTGCCAAGCTGTCTCCATCGCCAAAGACACCGGCATGGAACTCTTCTACCCTAACACCGCCGCCGAGTGGCGCAAGCTCATCGACTACCACGACATCTCCTGGGACGAAGAGAAGCTCCCGCTCGGTGGCTTCATGAACCTTTGCGCCGACCTCTTCCGTCTGTCAACCCAGAATACCGATAAAATTGACTTCGGAGATATGATTTGGTTTCCACTTAAACACAACCTTTCCTTCCCACAGTTCGACTTTGTCTTCATTGACGAGGCTCAGGATACCAATGCAACCCGTCGCGAGGTTGCTAGGAGGATGCTTCGTAAATCCAACACTGACGAAATCCCTCTCGATGGCCGCCTCATCGCAGTCGGCGATCGTCACCAAGCCATCTACGGTTTCACCGGCGCTGACAACGACGCTCTTGACATTCTCAAGCGTGAATTCTCCGCCCAAGAACTCCCGCTCTCCACTTGCTTCCGCTGTTCCAAAGCTGTCATCCGCCATGCTCAATCCATCGTCCCGCACATCCAAGCCCGCACGGGTGCAATCGAAGGCGCGGTCAACCTACAAATGCCCGAATACAACTTCCATTCCAACCTCTTCGACCAACAACTCCCTGACCTCTCTCACTCCGCTATCCTCTGCCGCAAGAACGCGCCGCTAATCTCCCTAGCCTTCCAGCTTCTCGAAAAACAAATCCCTTGCCGCATCGAAGGCCGGGACATCGGCCAGGAACTCATCCGCCTATGCAAAAAGCACAGCGAACCATCCGACTCTAAACAAAAGCTCGCTGCTAACCTCACCACCCATCTCCGAGAGCAATCTTCCAAGCTCTCCCCTTACAAATATGACCTTCTCTTTGACAAAATCTCTGCCATTGAATCCATCCTCCGCTTACCTTCCGTCCTTTCCATCACCCAACTCTACAACCAAATCGAGTCTGTCTTCTCCGACTACGATCCAACCAAACCCTCCAAGCTAACCCTCTCCTCCGTCCACAAGTCCAAAGGTCTCGAATGGCCCACGGTCTATCTCCTCGGCCGCAATGCTTGGATGCCATCTCAATTTGCCACACAACCCTGGATGGAAGAGCAAGAACAAAACCTCATCTACGTTGCTATCACCCGCGCGAAGGAAACCCTCTACGAAATCACCGTTGAGGATTAACCTAACTTCTCCACCTGCAAACTTTCAAAATCGGTAACTCGCGAATACCCACCACGTTTCACTATAAAAGCCATAAACGGAAACAGGGAAAAACCCCTTGCGCTTTTCCCCTTTTCGCTTATCTTTCCACCTTGCCAAAAGGCAAACTTTCCAGCAAATGCTGGCAAAACCAAAACACAAACCAAAACACAAACCAACATAATGAACCTCGTTCCTTACTCCAATCGCACTCTCGGCGCAACCGTCACTCTCATGGTCCCTGCGACCCTTGAAGACCTCGTGGCCTTCTCCAATCCCCGTGACGTCCGCCATGCTGCGATCAAGCACAGCCTCTACCAAGGCTGGAACAACAAGCAGCGCAAGTCTATGGTCCAGGCCCTCGTTGCCCACACCGGTCTCGCTGTGCCATCCACTGGCAAACAGAAGAAGAACCGCGCTGGCGACACCGTGGAAATCCTCATCTCCGAAGGCGATTACATCAAGCTCGTCGTGAACGGCAAAGGAGCTCCCGGCGATGCCGACTATCAAGCTCCTCTCATCTCCGAAGTTGATTACAATGTCCTTGCCCAGCAGGTCGCTGACACCATTCCCTTCGAGGTCTCTACGGAAGAAGCCGAATCCGAACCAGATGCCAAGTTCTTCACCCTCGCCAAGCGCATCCTCGCTATGGCCGAAGCTGGCTCCATTGGTTCCGATGGTCAACCCGTCACTGCCGAAGGCTTTGCTGCCAAGTGGTCTGCCGCTAACCCCGGCTACAACTTCGACAACATCGGTGGCTTCACGGAAGATGGCCTTGCCCGCGCGCTGGAAATCGACGCCAAGCGCCGCGAGCTGGAAGTCCCAGCCGGTCTGGTGTAACCAATTTGCAGCTTAGAAAACTCGTTGTAACGGTTGTAAACCCACTAAGTTGCAGATGACCTGGGCAAGTCATTAAACTACCCACCTTCAAATCAACACATTGCAGTGAGGGCACAGCGTTGAAGTCATCAGTGCTTGGAATGCAAAGCATTAAAGCCTCTCGCTAAGTAGTGACGACTACCAACACCACGGCTAGATGATGGCCCGCTGTGAGCGACCTGACCAGTGTGTTGATTTGAGGGTAAAGCGGCGGACTGATAAACCGCGCAGCTTGCCTTCAACCACCTAGCCAAGGCACCGTATGGTGCTCAAAAGCTAGGCCAGAGATTTGCTGATCCCACTGGACAAAGGGACTGCCGAGGTGAAGGATTAAATCTATGCCGCGTTAAAAGCACCTGATTTCGATATTAAAAACATGCACTGATAATCGCTAACATATCCAGCATGTCGTCCGGTTGCAGTTGTTAGTTAGACGTTAAATCACAACTTGCCAGCCTCGGCTCCGTCACTGTAACGACGGGCATCTTAATTCCAAACTCACATTCCTATGTCCTCTAACATCTCATCCCTATTAAACCGCATCGGTGTCTCTGACGTCAACACACCCAAGCGCACACCTAACCATCCCACCAAGTCTCACGTTGTCGTCGCTAGAGAAGGCTCCCAGGTAAAAACCATCCGCTTCGGCCAGCAAGGAGTCTCCGGTTCACCTAAAACCGAGGGCGAATCTGCTTCTGCCCGCGAACGCCGCGAGTCATTCAAAGCCCGCCACGCTTCAAACATCGCCAAAGGCAAGATGTCTGCTGCATACTGGGCTGATAAAACCAAGTGGTAATCGGTAACCCCACCTCTCAAAGACCGTCATCTAACAGTAAGACCAGAGCCTCTCTGGAATACAGGTTCAACTCCTGTCGTTCTTCACCCTCTCCCAACTCCCATGACACCCTCCTCCCAACTCTATTCCTCCTTCCTCCCATGGGAACCCTACCTCTCTCAAATAATCTCCCGCTATCCCGAACCCTCAACAATCTACTGCTCAGGTCGCTCTCCCTCCACCGTCCGCCAAAACCTCCAGCAAGCCCTCTCCCTTCTCACTGCAAACCCTCACTTCTCCTCGGTAATCTCCCATGACCAAGCCCTTTTAGTCGAGCGAGCTTTTGTCTTTGGCACCAATCCTGATGGTTCTGTATACATCGGCCCACGAAGATCCAGAAAGCAAAAAGGCCAGGTCCACGTTGCTGTCGACGGCACTCGCCCTCCAGAGGCAATCCAAATTCCTCCCATTGACTGCTCTGATCCAACGACCCTGACCTCTCTACTCCACCTAAAGAACTTCGACCATCTCCCTTTCCCCATTTCAATCACCAACTTCAACCCACCTTTCGACATATCCATCAACTACCCAAATGTTGAAATCATAACCAATGCAGACAACACCCTAACACTCCTCTAATGCAAGATAAAATCCAAAACCCCTATAAACTGCAACCAACTGTTCTCAAAGAACTTTGCTTTGATGCCAGTGCGCAAGACATCCTAGACTTCAAGTTCCGTCTGGCTCGTCACGGCTCTATCGACGGCGCTCTTAGCTCTCTCTTCTTCCACTTCATGACCGCTCTGCGGGAACAACTCCCCCTCGCAACCACTGAAGAGCTAGAAGTCTCCAACAACGAACGCTTTAACCAAATGATTTCCCGCCTTACCTTTTCCTTCTAATGAACGAATCCACCCAACACCTCCAGCATCTATACACCGATGTCCCATTCCATGAGATTCTTGACAAAGATGTCTCTCAAATGAATGACAAGGAACTCGAAGCCTTCATCCTAACAACCCGCGCCCAGCGTGTTGCTCCCTCCGAGCGCAAAAAAGCTAAAACCTCCGCGGCTAAGACTCTCTCTGGCCGCAAGCCCAGGGCTGCCACAAACGAAGAGCTCTCTCATCTCATATGATCTGTGACATCTTCCTCACCTTCTTTGAAAAGCTCTTCTGCACTGCAACTATCCACATCACTCGCCTAAACATAGCCTACATCTCTGTCAACGGCCCCTTCTCCTATCGTCGTCTATCCCCACCGATTCTCCCCGGTGAACCAATCCTCTCCCCTTGTTATGACACAATTATCTATCCGCATTCCATCCAGCTCCCGCTCAGACCTCTCGCTCCAAGCCACACTCCCGCCTATTCGCAAGCTCTTTCATTGGCAACCGGACGGCTCTCTTCTATTCCGAGTTGACTGGTCTTCCATCGAATCTCTTCTCGGCTGCAATCGCTCTGCTGAATACAAGCTCATCCATTCCCGTCAAGGTGGTTCACGCTCAGCACTGACCTTCGGCGCGGCAATCCATGCAGGATTGGAAGTTTGGTATCGAAATAAGCACAAGGTTGGAACTATTGTGCATGATGCCATCACTTTAGCTGAAGGCCACCGCGAAGGTCTTCATAATTTCACGCTTACACAAGCAGCCCTCCTCTCCCGCTGCTACTCCGCCATCGAGTCCACTTTTGCTCAGTCCCCAGCCTCTCTTTCTCCAGACTATCGCACGTCCGACTACGCGATCCAGTCCTTCCATTCCTACATCACCCATTACCAATCCGAGTCCCTCACCCCCTTCATCCACGAAGGCAAACCTCTCGTCGAGTTCTCATTCGCCTATCCTCTGGGTATTGTTGAGTTACCGACCAGCATGTTTAAAGACTGGGGTTTTGGTAAATTAACCAACAGTGCTGCAAAAGAAAAATCTGAGTTTCTTTGTGGAACAGGCAAACTCACCGTCCACATCGAATGGACTGGTATCATTGACATGCTGGCCGAAATCAACGGCTCGCTCTACGTTGTCGATCACAAGACAACTTCCATCCTTTCCCAAGACTTCTTCGATGGATTTGAAATTGCGATGCAGCCCACAGGTTATTACTCCGCGATGAAAGCTGCCTTCCCCGATCTACCCATCCGTGGCTTCATGGCCAACGTCTTAGCTTGCCGCAAGCCAGTCGCTGCTATCACAAAATCCGGCAAGCCCACATCTTCCAAACCCTTCGAGCCGCATCGTCGTCAATATGACTATCACCCCTGGCACGTTGCTGAGTTCAAGCAGGATGCCCTTGCTCTGGTCGAAGAGCTCTTTGCCAACATCACTAACAAGTTCTTCCCACGCAAGACCCAATGGTGCGTTGGTAAATATGGCAAATGTCCATACTTTGATGTCTGCTCACTTCCACCTGAATCCCGCTTGGAGATGTTAGCCTCTGACCAATATCAACATAACACCTGGAAACCAGTATGAGTAAACCCCTCACCATTTCCATCGACCTCGACAAAACCTGGACCGCTGATCCAACACTGTTTGCTCTCATCGCTTACGCCTTTCGAGCCTGCGGTCACACAGTCATTATCTGCACTCGCCGAGCTTCACTATCCCACGAAGCCCGTGTTTCTCTTCAGATCCCTGCCTTCATCACCATCTTCTTCGCATCCTTTGGTTTCAAACGTGACGCTGTCCCATTCCCTGTCGACATCTGGATTGACGATGAACCTGGAACCATCGAGCCACAACGCCTCCTCCAGGAAACCAAAGACTCCACCCTATGATCCACCTCTCAGTCCCAGTCCTCGCCCACTCCACCTCCGTCTGCCCAACTTCACCAAACCATTTCACCCACACCTCCATCCTCTGCCTGTCCTCTCAAGCAGTAACCCCATCCGCCCAGCATAACTTCTCCCCTCAAGACAAACAAATCCTCTCCTCTATCTACCTCGACGTCCTCCGCACAACCCAGCAAGCCCACACTCTATTCTCCACAGACCCATCCCGCGCCCTCTCCCTCCTCGCTGAATTAAACCGCCAACTCTCCCTTGCTATCCAATGAAATCATCCACCGACTTCCTCCCAGCTCTTCCCAAATCCTTTCTCCTCATCGGTCCTCCCGGTTCAGGCAAAACCACCGTCTCACTCCAGCTCCCCAAACCCTTCATCCTAGACTGCGATGATAACCTTAACGGCCCAGTCCGTTTCCTACAAGCCAACAACCGTCTTAATCAAACATGGTTCTATGATACACCACTGCGCGACAACGACAAGCCCGTCCCCCGCGAGCTCCAATGGGACCGTGTCCAGTCTCTCCTTCTCGAAGCCTGCAATTCCCCCGAGGTCGAAACCATCGTCATCTCCTCCCTCTCTTCCCTCATCGAACTTGCCTACGTCCAAACCTACAAAATGACCAACGCCAAGCTCGGCGATTACAAGAAAACCATCGACCCTAAATTCGAGTTTGCACACTGGGGTGCCTTCGGCTCCATCATGCGGCAGCTTATCTTCTGGCTCAAGTCCTCTGGCAAGCGGCTCTGCGTCGAAGCCCATATGACTGTTGACAAAGAAGAACTCACCGGTGTCCTCACCAACTTCCTCGCCATCCCCGGCAACCTCAAACACATCATGTCAGGTTGGTTCGAGGAAGTCTGGCTCCTCGATGTAACCACCTCCGGCATCGGCGCTTCTCAAAAAACCGATCGCAAGATCATCACTTGCCCTGGGCCACGTGACAAAGCTCTCGGCCTCAAGTCCGCCTCCCAACTCGGTGTATCCTTTCCAGCCGATAAAGTCTCCGAACTCCAAGTTATCTTCTCCAAATGACCCGCACCTTTCTCGTCGCCGTTGACCTAGAATCCTCTACCGACATCGACTCAATGGCTGCTGAAATCCTAGATTCCCTCACCCTCGATGGCATCCCAGCAACCTCTTGCAAACCTTGGTCATCAGCAATTACCGAGCCAGAGTCTGACTCCGGATTCCAATTGCCTACTCTCCCGCAATCTTTTCTAGCACCACGCTAACCCTTTTCCTGAGCCATCGCGCTCTTGAAACACAAACAAAACAAACACAACAAAACACAAACAAATATGCAACCGCTATCCCTCAAACTCAACGACGCTGATCTCTCCTCCCCTTGTCTCATCGAAGGCAAGCATCCAGTAGTGATCGACAAAGCTGACGTCACACCATCTAAGTCTGGCAAAGGTTCTTTCCTGCACATCCAGTGCAAGACCCTGGAACCCACGCAGTCAGACAAAGGTAAGACGCTCAACGCTGGTTACCCTATCGGCACGCGCCTCATGCTTCCTATCCCTGGCACAGAGTTCGGCGACGGTGGGAACGCAGAAAGCTATACGCGTCAGCTCGGCTTGTTTATGCTCGCCGTGGCTAACCTCAAGAACAATGAAGAAAACAAGGCCAAGCTTCCAGAGTTCAACGAAGACTATATCCTCTCCCTTCCCACGGTGACCCTCATGGCCAATGTGAAGAACGAGACCACCGATGAATATGGTAAACAGTCCGTCATCAAGTCCTTCGCTGCTGTCGGCTAACCCCTAACCTCCGCTGGCAGACCGGATAATGTCTGCCTTCTTTCCTATGCCTAAGCGTAAAACACAAAAAAACATTTGCACAGACACCTACTGTGATCCAGAAGTTAAACCCCGTCGCTCTATCCCAGTCGATGAAGTCGATGAAATCATCGAACGTGAAATTCGTCATGTCAAAGCGTCTCTCACAATCTACGACGACCGACTTGAAGTCCTTAGTCAAATTGCAGATAACGAAAGCGATCTTGAATTTCTTCAGGCTCGTTTGCACGAAACACAGATAAAGCACAAGCAACTTCGCAATGACCTCTCCCGTATCAACCTAGCCATTACTCGCCAGCTTGAACTCGATGGTGAATAGCCCTCTCACAACCTAATGCTAACCCACTCCGCACTAGTCACTGCATTAGTTAAACCTGCTCAAGTTCTTCACTCCGAACTCACTCCCAGCGACACCAATCTCATTCATATGACGATGGGTATTTCTGGAGAAGCCGGAGAACTTCTTGATGCTATTAAAAAAAGCGTCATTTATCGCAAACCTCTCGATCGAACAAATGTCATCGAAGAACTCGGCGACATTGAATTCTATCTCGAAGGCTTGCGTCAAGAACTCTGCATCACGCGTGAAGAATGCCTCACCGCAAACATCACAAAGCTCTCTGAGCGTTACAAAAAGCTGACCTTCACCAACGAAGCTGCAATAGCTCGCGAAGATAAGCAATAACCAAACCAGCCTCTGGCACGAGGGCTTTATTCTCGTGCCTCATATTTCCATGTCCACTACCACCGAACCTCGTAAAATCAAGCGTCTCGAAGGCGTTTCTTATATCAACATCTCCGACATCGTAGTCAAACGCTCCGAGCGTATCCGTCGTGACCCTAAGGAAGTTGCCGCCAATGCTGCCACCATTTACGACTCCATCATCCTCGTCGGCCCGATTACGCCAATCATGATTAACGAGGCTAATGAACTCATCGCTGGCGAGTGCCGCTTAGAAGCCTACAAGCTCTTAGGCCAGACCGAAGTTCCTTATGTCCGTCGCATGAACATCGACCGCGCAATGGAACTCATGATCGAGCTCGACGAAAACACTCGCCGCGCTGAAATGTGCTGGCAAGACAAGTGCCTTGCCATCAATGCTGTTCACGAGAAAGAAACCAAAGTCTCCGCTGACCGTAAGAAACAATGGGGCCTTCGCGCCACCGGTGAACTCGTCGGACAATCTCACTCCTATGTCAAAGACTGCCTTATCGTCGCCCTAGCTCTCCGCCGAGAAGATAAAGAAATCTGGGACGCTAAAACTTTCGACCAAGCTAAGCAAATTCTCCTTGGCCGCAAAGAGCAAGACGCCATCAAAGCCAAAGCCCTTCAATCCGCCAACGTCCTAGTCATTCCTCAACCAGCCAAGTCCACCAAGCCCACTGGCATCATCTCTATCCAACTCGGCAACACCACCTCTCCTGCTGCACTATCGGTAACTCCAGCTTCCCCAGAGCAAATTCGTGAAATGCGCACGGTGCAAATCTCTGACCGCTTGTTTAACATGGACTGCGTAGAACTCATGATGACAAAGCTCGCGCCGTCTTCGATCGACTCCATTATCACCGACATCCCTTATGGCATTGACATGGACCTTATGGAAGACATGCATGGTATTGACCAAATGCGCTCTACCCACGATGTCAATCAAAACGTAGAACAGATGAAACCTTTCCTCCAAGGCGCTTATCGTGTGCTTAAAGACAACACTTATCTGTTCTTCTTCTACGCCCAGCAACATCAAGAAAAGCTTGCTACCTGGGGACGCGAAGTTGGCTTCAATGTGCTCGACTGGAATCTTCTCTGGCTTAAGCCGCACTCGTGCAAAAACAACGCGCCACATATCAACCCCACCAAGTCCTATGAACCTGTCATGGTTATGAAGAAAGGCTCTCCACGCCTAGCAAAACCTATGACCAAGTGCCATCTCGAAGTCGACGGCATGCCGGATAAAAAACTCCAGTCTAATCCCTTTGCCAAACCGCTCGACTTCATCAACCAGATGATCCTCGACCCAATTCACTTCCCAGGTATGACCATCCTCGACCCATTTGCAGGCGGCGGTTCTATTCTCCGCGCCTGTATCCTACGCGGTTGCAAAATCATCGGCTGTGAAATCGACGACAAACGCTTCCCTGAATTGGAAAACCGTGTGAAAGACACCTACAAAGCAATGCTAGGAGGACAAGTTAATTTCGTATGACCCACCTTCCCAACGCCTTTCCTCTCTCCCCTGCACCTTACCGCTTAGCCATTATCGGTGATGCGCCAGGTCCGCACGAGCTTGCCCAGGGCCGACCATTCGCTGGTCCCTCCTCTGGTCTTCTCACCGCAGCCCTGCAAAACTCCGGTATCATCATGTCTAACTGCTTTCGCGGTTATGTCTATAATCAAATCCCGCCCAGCGGCGACGTAGAAAACATTAACAAATCTGATCCTGACTTCCATGAGTCCCTCCGAATTCTCAAGTCCGACCTCAACAAGTTTCAGCCTAACTGTATCTTGCTCCTCGGTAGCACGCCACTCTGGGCTGCCGGTGTATATCATAAAATCAACGTTTACCGAGGAACCTTGTTCTCTGGTTTTGGCGCTTATAAATGCCTTGGAACCTTTTCTCCAGGATATGTGCAAAAAGTCTGGGACGAAGCACCCCTTTTTCAATTTGACATTAACCGTGCCTGTGAAGAATCCCATTCAAACGAGTTATCCCTACCCATCAGAAAGCTCGAACCCTCCCTCACCGCCAGCGAGTGCCTTGCAAGACTGGCCTCCATTTCGGAAGGACGACTTTGCTCCGTGGACATAGAAGGAGGTGTCCCAAACCCAGAAGAAACCACTCACAAAAACCTCAACGGTGTAACCTGCATCGGTATATCCACCGATCCATCTTCAGCCTGGACAATTAACCTCTCTGACTTCGACGACCAGACCAAAGGCATCGTAATGAAGTCATTCAATAAAATGATGTCCGACCCCACGATTCCTAAAGTCTTACAAAACTCTCTCTATGACTACGTTGTCCTTGCCTGGCTGTGGCGCATTAACGCTCGAAACATTCAGCATGACACCATGCTATCAGGCTGGGAAATATACCCTGAACTTCCCAAAAGCCTGGGAACTCAAGCGTCCATCTGGTCAAAGGAACCATACTACAAATTCGAGCGAACTTCTGGTGCCGATCTTGACATCACCGAAGCAAAGAAACTCCATCGAACCTATTGTTGTAAAGATGCCGCCGTAACGCTGGAAATTCATCAAAACCACATGGCAGCGATGACTCCAGACCAACGCAAGCATTACGACTTTAATATGTCGCTGATCCCATCTTTGCAATACATGTCCCTGCGCGGAATCAAGTATGACACTAAAGCTGCCAAAGTTAATCTTGCCGAGATTAAAACCAAAATGCTCGAGCTCCAGTTAGCCTGCAATAGTCATGCTAACCAGGAAATCAACCTTAACTCACCTAAGCAAATGTGCGACCTTCTGTATAAAAAGCTCGGCTTTGAGCCTCAATACATCAAGGAAGCTGGACATAAAACCACTAAACTCACCGCCAATGCAGACGCAATGCTTAAAATCATCATCAAACAAGGAGCAAACACTCATCCATTCTTGGCCTGCGCCCTCGGATGGAAGAAGCTCGAAGGCGTTCGGAAGCAACTTGAGCTGGCAACTGACCCTGACGAAAGAGTTAGATGTTCCTACAACCTGGTTGGAACAGAGACGGGCCGCTTGTCTTGCTCAGGATCAGTTACAGGATCAGGAACGAACCTTCAGACTATTACAAAACAGCTTCGATATCTCTACCAGCCAGACCCAGGCTACCACTTCTTCCAATGTGACCTTTCCGGCGCAGATGGTTGGACAGTAGCCTCTCGCGCCTCCATGCTCGGTGACCCCACCATGCTCGACGATTACCGCGCAGGTATGAAACCTGCCAAAATCATCGCTCTCATGTATATGCAAATGCAAGGGCAGCTCAACGAAGTAACCGTAAACATCAATGACCTACCCCGCGATGAGATCAAACGTCTCACCAAGACAGTCTCCATCCCCGGGCATCTTTACGCTGTCTGCAAAGCTGTTCAGCACGGATCCTCATACGACATGGGCCCCAACACCATGGCGAACAACATCCTCCTTCAAACCTTCAAAAAATCCGCCGAACTCAACGTCGTCTGGGTTCCACCTAACGATTGTAAAAAAGTCCAAAACGTCTTCTTCAAACGTTACCCCGGTGTGCTCTCCTGGCAACGCTGGGTCCAGCAACAAGTAACCAAGCACCGCACCCTCTCCTGTGCCTCAGGCCACGTCCGCACATTCTTCGGACGCCCAGGTAACGACCAAACCTTCAAAGCCGCTTACGCCCATGAACCCCAAGCCAATACCACCTATGCCACAAATCTGGCCATGCAAAAGCTGTGGCTCGATCCTGACAACAGAACCACGTCCGGTGACCTTATCATCCAGCCCTTGCACTCAGTGCATGACGCGCTTTGCGGACAGTTTCCAATTGAAAAAACGGAATGGGCAATTGCAAAAATTCAATCCTACTTCAACAACACCCTATCCATCGCCAACGAGCGACTTGTTATCCCCTTTGAAGGAGGCTACGGTCAATCCTGGATGCACACAGATGAAGACTATCGACTAGGAGAAATTTAACCATGCACTATATTGAATACCTACCAGGCACCATCGCCCGCATTACTGACAAACCCACCCGGCACGGTCACAAAGACGTCAATCTTCTATCCCGTTTAATTTGTAAATTCAACGACTACGTCAAATACGAATCCCTAAGCAAAGCTAACAGTGTTGCTAAGTTCGTAACCGACTTCTCATTCTGCCAACTCCCATGCTCTTCCTAAAACCCCACGAAGCTTCCAAGCTCCGCTGTCAAATCCTCCGCGATCTCCAACTCGACTCCTATGTCGAGATCGATTCCCGCTTCATCAAACCTCTATTCGGCGGCACAGCTGACATGCGGCGCTGGTGCGAGACCTGGTCCCTTACCTTCGAAACCTTCATCCGACCAAACATGTTCCACCGAGACAAAACCCCCATTGAATGGGTAAGTTTCAAATACCCAGAACCTCAGCAGATTGTTATTCTATGAAACCCATGTGCGCCTTCAAATGGCAGGATCACCGATCCAAACTTACCCATCCATTCTATGTCCAACCAAAGCTCAACGGTGTTCGCGCGCTCTACCACCAAGGTGTTATGCAGTCTCGCGGCTTGCGTGAGGAAGAAGGCAAAGTCTGGAATCCAGAAGTAGTTCAGCATTTCACTAAACCGCTCGCTCTAGCTTGCCCACCTGAATGGCTGCTCGACGGCGAGCTTTACTGCCACGGCAAGTCTCTTCAGCAGATCAACTCCGCTGTTGCAGTCAAGCGCAAAGCCACCTCATCTATCACCCATGAAATCCAATACCATGTCTTCGACATCGTCGATACCACAAATCTTCATCGCCCTTTCCACGAGCGTGCTGCCCTCCTCGAACTTCTCAAAACCAACTTGGTCATCCATTCGGCAACGACTATTAAAGTTGTCCCCACAACTGTTGTCAATATTCCCGGACTGGACGACGAGCTTTATGCAACATACAGGTCTCAAGGATACGAAGGACTTATGTATCGTCTTCCCCTTGCTCCTTATGGATTCGCGGAAGACTGTGGCAACAAAGAGAACCGTTGGAAAAGTCTCCTTAAGCGCAAAGGTTGGATCGACGACGATTTCCTTATCCTCGGCTTCGACCTCACCACGGGTGAAAAAGGTAACCAAGGTTTCCAATTAACCTGCCAAACTGCCAGCGGCCACGAATTTACCGTAGGCTCCGGCTTGACACACGAACAACAAATTTACTACTCTCAAAACTCCCCCGAAGGCTTCCTAGCCAAAGTCCGCTTTGAAATGCTTTCGGATAAAGGAGTTCCACTTAAACCTACTCTTGAAGCTATTCTTGACTAATGAACTTTCTAGAAGCCTACCAAATCTACTCTTCCGGCAACGAAGCTCCTGATTCTTTCCATGCATGGGGAGCCTACGCCGTTCTATCTTCCTGTTGCGGCCCTAACCTTTGGAAAGACATGGGACCCATTGGCAACATTCAACCCAACCTATACATCATGTTCGTTGGCCCGCCTGGGATCAAAAAGTCCACAGCCAAAGACATTGCCAAACGTCTTGTAGGCAAGATTTCCACACCCAAACAACCTCTCCCTATGGCTCCAGCTTCATCCTCCAAAGAAGCTTTTGTTGAATTCATGGCTGGGCACAAAAACAAACAAGGCGACCGTGTCCCATCTCCTTGCCTCATGACTTACAAGTGGAATGACAAACCCAGAAACTACACCAAAGCTGCCGTCTTCTCTGACGAGTTTGTTAACCTCGTCCAAGTCGGCGGTGACCCTCTAGCCTGGATTCAGCTTCTCACAGAAATCTATAATCCACAGCCCACCTTTGATGCAGCCACTATCTCTCGTGGCTCGGTAAATCTTCCTTACCCATACATCACTTTGCTTGGATGCATGACACCGGAGCTGACTCGATCGTTGATTAACGAGAATGCTCTCTCTGGTGGTTTTTCTCGTAGAACTATTTATATCTTTGCTAATAGAAACTCCAAGCCAGTTCCTGAGCCGGTTATTACCGAAAAGCAGATTGAAGCTGAGCGTGTGCTTATCGAGCACGGACAGAGAATTCAAACGCTCATAGGTAAGTTTGATTTTAGTGACCTTGGTAAAAAGATTTACAACAAATGGTATGCTAAAAACTTTCACGAGTTGGAAAGCGCCACTTCATCGGCTCAGCAAAACTTCTTGCAGAGTAAATCAGTTCAAGTTATCAAAGTTGCTATGCTTACCAGGTTATCTTATTCTGACACGCTTATCTTAGATGAAGAAGATATGCAGCTTGCAGTGGATCTTGTCACCGATGCACAACAGCACATTGACACGATCTTTGCTGGAGTTGGTCGTAATCCGCACGCAGCAACTATGGCAGGCATCCAGCAGTTTATTCGTCTGCATGTCGAACGCCCACCTCACTACGTCACTAGAAAGAAAATCTATGCAGCGTTTCTCAGTCATGCTCAGCAAAAAGACATCGACACGCTTATAGACCAAATGACCGCTATCGAACAAATCAAGCAGGTAACTGCTACGTTCGATAACGGTCAAGCGGTTCAGGCTATTACAACACCTGAGTTTTATATGGCTTTGAAGAAGAAAGACTAGAAGTCCCAGGGATTTTTCTCCCACTGCATCTCTCTCAACATCGCGTTCTTAATTGGTCGTTGGCTAACCGTCGCGCCCAGTTTAGAACGCGTTTGTTGTTGTGCCAAGGCGCGGGCAAGTTCAACCGGATTCGGCATTTGCACTCCCATTGACTGAGCGGTTTGGCTTGCCAGCGGAGCTACGCGCCCAGAAATTTCCCTACGAACGTCTTGAGGTCCAACTTTATCAGCTTCAATTGTTGCAACTTTGTTAATCAAGTCTCGGACATTCTGCTGGCGCTGTTTAATTATCGCCTGCTGATCCAATCCTTGCGGCAGCAATCTATCTGCTTCCATCATTAGCTGCATGCGACCCTGGCGCGGGCTCAATGCCATTGCTTTAGAAATCTCAGTAGCTGATTTAGTCAGTTCTTTTCGTGCTTCTAATTCTTGCTTACGCAGAATCTGTTCTCGTTCACGCTGTTTCATCTGCTGGCTAGACCTAAAGCCAAGCATTGACATTGCCAGGTTACCCTCAGGATTGTTCCGTTGAAAGTCCTCACTCAAAGCCTCGGCCAAACGCTTAACCCCACCAGGACCAGCAACAGTCAAAGCTTTCTCCAAGCCCTCACCTTGAGCAATCTGACCACCAAGATTGAACATCGAGTCAAGCATTGCAACCGATGGACCCATGAATGACTTGGCACTCATACCATCGTAGGAATTCGTCCCAAGGAAAGAACTCAAAGCGAAGCGAGAATGTAAATCTGCAGGAACCCCAAGGCTCTCAGACAATGTTGACATCATGCCATGAGTAAACACCCTAGTCAATGTTGGATCGTTGGTCACTTCATCCAATGCGTTGATCATTTTACCTTTGAGATCTTCGCCAAGCAGCTCTTCCATAAGAGCAATTCCAGCTCCGACAAAAGGCATGCCCAGCACACCAGCAGCACCGACCTGTGCCAAGATCATGGTTTGAAAAGCTTTTCGTGCAGATTTCATTTCTGCTGGAGTTAGCTTGCCTTCAAACTGCTTAGCATCAAAACCATGACGGTAATAAGTTGCCAGCTGGCTAAAGCGTCCTCGAATATAACTACTCAAGCCATAAACCATATGTCCAGCACCACCGAGTTTGCCAAACATTTCAGGACGCTCCAGCCTACCACCAGAGTTATTAACCGTAAGGTCAAACAACTCCGCGCGTTGCATGGCATCTTCATGTGACAAACCATCTTTGCGGAACTTTCTATACGCTGTAACCAAAGTCACAACACCATTGTGCTGAGTAAACTTTGAGTAAAAATCCATCGCCCCTTTAGCATACATTGTAAAGGGACTGGCAATAATCTCTCCTAAAGTCCTCTGCCGTTTACCGTCTAAAGTATCTTGCAAGCGAGCATGATTTTCTCCAGTAAAATCTCTCAACTCACTCAATGGAGCTTTTTGAATTCGATCTCGCTTTGCTTGCAACATCCGAGCAATGTTTAACTGCTCAGGTGTTGTCCCATTGGCTTTAAGCCACACAGCAGGCATGCCTTCAAAGTCTTCACCGTTGATGGTAAGTTTAGCTTTGTCAGGATTAAAGAACTTGTCTTTTAACTTATAAGCATGCAGCCGAATAGTTTCTTTTTCAGCTTTTGCAAACATCTTAAGCGCCCCAGGAAGACTTTCTCCTTTAGCTACAAGCTCATGCACGCCAGACATCATTGGCTGGAACACCTCAGCGATATGCCCAGGAAGGTTCCATCCGATATGCCAGACAGCATTCGTTTTATTTAACTTCCTAGCCCACTCCGGATCAGCCTGCTTGCTTTGTTCAAAGAGTGCAAGGAATTGATCTTTCTGCGACCTCATATCTGTCAAAGCTGGATTCTGCATCCAGTGGTTGACTTTAGCATTAAGAGCTTCCCTCTGCGCCGAGGCTATCGCGCGGGGAATATAGTTCTGAAACTGTTCCCACCAATCAAAGCGTTCAAGGTCACCAGACAGCGCCCTGCGTTTTGTAGGTCTAAACAATTCCTTAGCATTGATTTCGCTAATCAAAACTTCAGATGCGGTCTTAGTAGACAAGATTGCAGCTTTATCCGCTGCATCAATAGGACTTTCCTGAATCATTTCTTTAAACCTGCGCTCTTGCAGCTGCATCTTTTTCAACAGCTCCGCATTAAGGTTATATTGCCCACGTTGTTTCTTATCAGGCACCTCACGCGGACCAACTTCTTCCCAGCCCTGGGCTTTGTAAAACTTCAGCTTCTCAACCAAGTCTGCATTTGAATCAGCATCAATAACATCATCTGGTTGACCTGGTTTAGAAATTCTTTGCTTAACATTACCATAGCGACGGAAAGACATAAACGCAGGACGTTCGTCATAGAACTTCTTCAAGTCATCATATTGACTAAAGATTTCCTGTGCTTGTTCCATTGCTCTAGCCTGATCTGTTTCATCCAGTGCAGAAAGTTTGCTAACCGCCTGCTCCATTAACTGTGATTGTTGGAAAGTATCCACAGTTTCATTAGCCGCTTTTAAGTCATTTAACACACCTTCAGCAATAGGTTGAGCTTTCTTAAAGTCAGCCTTATTGAAAGAAGTTTTTGCACCAAGCAACGTGGCAAAATTAGAAATCGACCTACTCCACGAGGACTCAAGAAATTTCTTTTGTGCCAATCCGTTAGCTCTTTCTGCCTGCGCAGTCATAGTCACCAAAGCCATTTGAGCCTCCGGTTGAAACTGTGTAAGCCTACCACGCAGTTCAGGTGACAGCGCGGTCATGTCAAAAACTTCTTTTCCAGTCTGCGGATCTACGGTAATCATTCGTTTTCCTGCAACCTCAGCTCGAATTTGAATATCATTAAACAGCTTAGTCAACGGCTCAGAGCTAAATACACGTTTAAAAGCTTGATTAGTCATTCTAAGTTTATCATTTCCATCAAGCTCTCCAGCAACTACTTTAAAAATATCTGCAATGGTGTTAGTCGTATCTGAATGTGAATTCATCACAGCCATCACCGGTTCAAAGAGTTCCTCATTTGTATTCGCCAAAGTATGCATTGACTGAATAGTCTTATTCCATGTGGAACCAATGAACTTTTTCATCGTAGCCATGTCAGTAACAGGCTCATCACCAACCTGACCCAGCTTGCTATAATCTCGTGCAAATGCAAACTCATTTCCACGTTCAATCATAGAGCTAGGCTCAATGTCCAAAAACTTCTCTGCCTGCATAGCATCCCATTCAGCCTGCCTATAAGAGCGACGAATTGTGTCAAATAGGTCTTTAACATTCTTTGCGCCCTGATAATCTCCACCAGACAACCGCATCCAGCTTTGAGCTCCTTTGACAAGACTTTGAAAATGCCCAACCATCCAATCAGCAAATTCTCTAATCGGCTTCGGTAGCATAGCAAAGGCTGCTTTTGGAGCACGGCTCTTTACCGTCCCCACAGCATACATGCCCATGACATTGGCAAGCCATTCCTGTGAATCCGGGTTATTCAACACATCACGAATGCCATCCATCTGCGCCAGGTCTTTGCCAAGATGCAGTTCTTTCAAAACGTCCTCGACGTTTTTCTTCATCTGTGGGTCAGCCGCGTTTACCCATGCGAGAGCTTTTTCAGCTTGGATTTTGGCATCGGGACCATACTTGCCTTCGATGGCTTTGGCGAAAGAAATGTGAGATTGCTCGTGAGCAAAGACAAAAGCTGCGCGGTCAGAGGCTTTGAGACCGGTGAAGGCTTTTGTGTTAAGAAGAATCTGTTTAGCCTTGTAAGAAGCTGCACCATAAACTTGTGCATTATCCGCAGCCATTTCTGCATAACCAATTTCTGGATTGTTCAGCAGCTTAGCTAGTTTAACCAGTTCATTTGAACTCTCAGAAAGCATTTCTGGGCTGACCAATTTACCCATCAGAGTCTTGGCAAACCCCTCAGCACTCTGAAATTCACCTTCCGGCTTTGGAATCAAGTATTCATTTCCATCCTGATCTTTTACTCGGTTCCAGTTTTCTGCCAAGAGAAACTCAGTTGGAATTCGCTGAACATCTGCACGGTTGTTCCTCAACACTTCCTGCATATCAGGAGTAAGCGTTTCTAGTTTAACCGGAAGTGTGTTAAGAACTTTCCTACGCTCTGCATCAGCTTTTGTTCTAGCTTTGTTCCAGTCAACCAACCGCTGCTCATAAGCAGGATCGGCTTCGCGCAAGTTACGATAAGCAACTTGTTTTCTTAAAGCAGAATCTTTATCGATACCAATTTCTTTCAGCTGAGTATCATCTCCAGTGCGATAAAAGTCCGCCACAATAGCCTTAACATTCTCAGGCCACTTAGCTGGAATAGAAGCAATCAATCGATCGCTAATTGTTTGTTGAACTTGCGGAGGAGCTTCCTCAGCCTGAGTTTTTAATTCATTAAATTTGTTGAGCCTAGCATCAGCCTCATCTAGTTGCTTATTAAGCTCTACAAGATTTTCTTGATCTAGCCTTGCATCAATTTCACGTCCTTCAGCTTGCGCTGTTGCTAATTGCTGTTCAAGCAAAGCTCTTTGTTGTTGAAGTTCTTGCAACTTTGCTGTATCGACAACAATAGCTTCTGGAGTTGGCGTATTAACAGGTGGACGAAAAGTATTTATAGTTTCCTTATTCTCCTCCTCCATTCCTTTCAACGCTTCCTTAATCACAACCTCATCAGTTTGGCCTTCCTTAATAGCTTCTTGTGCTTGCTTCTTCGACAAGTCAAACTTAGGTGTCTTACCCCGCGCCAAGCTTGCAGCAACCAGCAACTCCATATGTTTGTCCGGAGTAAACGTGGCTGGTTTGCCTTTAAACAAATCAATAAACTCCTGATACAAATCAGGACGCAATGGCTTTAACCCAGCATCCTTTCGATGAATGTCACGAATCAAATCCGCGCCGTCCAGCGAAATCCACGAATCTTTCAATGCCGTAGCATAATCCCGCTGTTCTAACGGAGTCCGCAAGAATTCATCCAAGCCAAGCTTTTCCACGCTAAGGTTCAAACTATCTGTGTATTTAATTGGCGAGCCTAAATTCCTAACCACCCCATCAACCTGGGCTTTCAACTGAGCGTTCTGCTTTTTAAACCCAGCAACAATCTCCTGTGCTTTGGTCGGTAAGCTTTCCATACCCAGCACTTCTTTCATGCCTAGAAGCTCAGAACCAAAAGCTCCGCCGCGTTTGATGGTGGGAAACTGAGCTGCTTGAGCTTCAGGAGTGTTTGCCACATAGTTGTTCCACTTAGAGATAAAATCAGTTTCGTTTACCCGAAGGCCCATTTCTTTAGCATTCAATGCTTCAGCTAGCTCTTGGGTTTTCATAGAAATATCAGCAATGTCAAGGCCGTATTTCTTACGCTGTTGTTCAAAAGCAACAGGATCTTTAAGGTCCTGGAACATTGCTGCAGCCTCTACCGCGCGCTGTTCTCCTGGAGAATTGTAGACCTTAGGAGCTTCGGGGAGGTTAAATGTTTGAGAACCCGGTAAAACATTAGCACTAAAAGCACGTGGAATATCTGCTAAACCAAAAGCAACGTTTCCAACAAGAGAGTTAAAAAGGTAATCGCGATTAAAAGTTGCAGCAGGGCCATGATAAGCGGTATCAAGTCCAAAAAACCCAGCGTTTGCTGCAAGCTGTCCACCAAAATAACCAAGACCTTTATCTGCAAGCCGGTCTACTACAGTTTTATTTACAGTTGTTCCTGCGATAGCTTCCGCTGAAAGATTGCCAGAAGCAGCTAATAAAGCACGCTCTGCTTCAGACAGCGCTGCATTAACATACTTGGTTCCTCCAGTAAAACCAAGTTTTTGTAGCATTGGCGATTTTGCTGCTAATCCTAAAGCAGCTTGTCCGCCACGTTGAGCCAACGCTGTTCCAAGATAAGGCGCAGCAGCTCCAATAACAGCACTACCTAACTCGCCAGTATCTTCATAAGCACTTGCAGCACTAAGTGCGCTAGTAGCTCCCATTCCTAGTGCAGGAATAAAACTTGCTCCTCCTGTAAAAGGAGCTGCGGCCATCATTGGCAAAAAGTCCACAGCCATACGTGGCAATCTTGCACCCATAGCTCGAGAAGCGGCTGGAGTAACTCCAAACAGATCGCCAACTCGGCCAACAGCTTCACTTGTCCACTCATCCACCGGGCCTGCGTTTACCAGATTTGTCAAATCCGCAGACCTCTGCCGCACCCAGTTTCCAACAGTTCCACCCTCAGCTACCGATTGATAACTAGGATCACCGGTAAAGTCCAAAGCTTTTTTAGCAAAGTCAGCAATCGACTCGTCAGGACCAATAAGGTTTTTCTGACGAGCCGAGTTATATTGCGAATAGATTTGTTGAAAAGTGGGCATGAAAGATTACTTGTAAAACTCGCTTTGATTAACTTGAGGAAAAAGAGCTTGATAAGCTGGATTTTGATACATTTTAGCTAGTTCAGTCATAACTCGACCTGAACCAGCTGAAGGATGGACAAGACCTGGAAACAGTTGTTGAAGATAATCATAGTCGCTACCTGGGAATAGATTACTCCACAAACCTTCCAAAGCAGTCAAAGTAGGATTATTATTGCCTCCAAAACCATACAAACGTTTTAATGCCATAAGTTGTTCTCCTGAACTATTAGGCAATTGAGGGCCAAAATCTGCTGGACGCTGTGGACCTTCATTTGGACCAAAAAGATATTGCTGCGGACCACTATTTGGCAAATAGTTCAAAGACGCATTCCAATTAGGCTGTGGCCCTTGATTAGGTTGATTATAACCTAAAGCAGCATTCCAATTAAACTGAGGACCACTATTTGGTCCATAACCAAGCTCACGGTTATAATTCACAGGCATTCCAGAGCTAGTATACTCTGGTAATTGTCCAAACATAGTTTCTCCGCCCGGCTCTCCCGGAGCTTGCAATGGCCCAACTCGTCCGTTGTTTGCCCCACCGGGCGGAGAAATTTGCGGTGTTCTAACAACACCTTGACCATACTGGCGTGAACCTTTGCCATACTTGGTTTCTTGCGTTCTTTCCAGCTGTGGCAAATACTCATCCATATAAACTGTTTTTCCAGTCAATGGATCAGGCATAGTTCCACGAGTTGTTTCGCCAGGTTGCAACCAGCGAACACTACCAGTGCCATACTTGCTCGTAGGTTCAACTGGCATAGTTGGCGGAACAAAGTTACCTTGTGCATCCGTATAACCACGTTGTTGTTTCATAGCATCTATTGAACTACGAACATTTGGCAAAAAGTTATTTTTACGCTGTTGGTCATACTGTGCTTGACGCTCAGCAGCTCCTCGAAGCTGAGGATTTTGACTCATGAAACGGTCAAAAGAATTTCCTGGATCAGAGCCATCAGGATTAAGTGGTTGCCCAGAAAGTCCCCGACGAACCATTCCACGCATGTTTTGCATGCCACGGAAAATAGCGTCAATGTCAGAATTATCTGGTTGACGAGTATTATTAGCTTTTGCAGGCTTAACTTGATTTGGTTGCCCATTGACGAATAGTGTAGTAGCCATAATTCTTAATTAAAGATATTGAAAGTTTGTCATGTTTGTATATAGACCAGGTTGCATTTGGTCCTGTGTTCCTCCGCGCTTGCGAAGATTGTTATTAACAGTAACTCTATTAGTATAGAGTGCACCAGAATCAGAAGCCTGTGGATAGTTTGAAAATCCTTGCTGGTAATCAGACATTCCCATATTACCAATGCCTTGGCTGTTAAGAAAAAGCATATTAGTATTAGGATCTTCCATTTGTTGATTCTGCGTTGTTCCTGGAAAAATCGTTTTAAGATCTTCTGTTGCAACACCATAACCCTGACCACCATACAACCTTTGTTGCATTTGTTCCTGGGTTTCATCTCTGCGCCGCACACCACCAACACGAACAGCTTTTCTAGTTGAAAGTGGATCTGAAGTAAAGTCAAGCATAACTATTATTGTGGAGTTTGATACGTTTGCATTGCTCTTAGTTCGTCTTGATTATAATCTCGCAAAGGAGGAATTACATCTTTGTATCTTTGATACATGTAAGTTTGCAGCTGATCTTGAAGTCTTCCACGTTCCATTGGAGATGCGTTGTTAATTTGATCTTGCAACACTGCAGCAATCATCTTATCGCGATCCAGCTCTGCTTGCATCATTTGTGGATCTTTATCCTGACCAAGCATTTCAGCCCTAGCTTTATCAATAAGCATTTGCTTATAAGCTTGATCAACCGGTTGCGCCATATTATTGCGCGTATTTTCCATAATCCGCTGAGCTTGTTCAGCGTTCCATTGCTCATTTTTCTGTTTAGCCTGCGTTTGGTTCCAAAGAAAATTCTGTTTAGCTTCTTCCATCGCTTGCTTTTGGGCTAATTCTCTTAAAGCCAGATCACGCGTAAACTGATCATTTTTTGTTTGCGCATCTTGCTTTTGCCACTCAAGCCCTCGGCTAAATTGATCCCGATTTTGCTGAAATTGTTGCTCCTGCAAGTCAAGTCTACGAGCCTCTTGTTCAATGCCCGCCTGCTGCCCACGACGTTGGGTAATAAACTGTAAAATTTGCATCGCCTGAGCGATAGGATCATTTTGTTGTTGTCTCATAGATCTTCAATAGTGATTGCACCTTCAGAGGAATCTTTATCCAGTTGAACTAGTTCGTTAAGTGCCCGCGCAGCTTCTTTAACTGGCGGCGGAAGATTTCCTTCCACATTGCCGACAAAAGTATGCGACAACCGATTCAATTCAACAATAGACTGTAGAACAAGAAACTCGGTGCCATAGTCTGTCCACCAGTCTGTATTATTATCAGCCGACCAATCGGTCCACCAATAAAAAGCATCAGCCACAATCAACCGAGTTGTAGTTGTAGCTGGATGCAAGTAAAAATTATGTCCTTCAATAATAACGTAATTCTGTCCCAAAAGAGGGTCGTTACCAAAAGCAGGGTCAGAGTCAGCAAGATACCGCTGAGCTGTTTCCAGAGGAGCCACACGATAGTCTTCCCTCGCATACAACCTAGCAAGTTGTTCCTGCGTAAGAGCTTTAAGCGTGCGGTCAACACCTCCGTAAGCGCCGCTTCCCGATGTGCCAGAAACGCGCTCATACCAGAACTTAATTTTTCGAGCGGTTCCGGTGCCAGAAAACCACGTTGGTGTGCGCCAATCAATAGCGGTTCCAGTGTAAGAAAAGTGCCCTCGCTTACGACAGATGGAAAAATCATGAAACTTCTCTGCAACTTTTCGAGCGTTGTTTAACGCAAGGTGGAGCAGATTGATTTCAGTTGCACCGGAACCTTTGACAAAGGAAGAGGTTTCCTTTTTAAGATTCGCAGCGATTACTTCTTTGATTTGTCCAATAGTCATAGCGAGGGCACTAAGGGTTAGATGTTAAGCGTGACCGCGAACACCAAGGCTACCAAAAGAACCATGTTTGACCTTCGAGCGGTCATAGTTCGGGGTAGGGCCAGAAGTGCGTTTGACACTTTCACGCGCGGTAGTGTCAAGCATAGCAGTGTCTTTAACGTCTTTGGCAGCGCCAGGCATACCATCGTAGGAGTGAATAGGAAGTTTCATTTAATTTGTGAGGAAAAGTGCCCGTGGTTGAAGGCCCACGGGCCGAAGCCTAAAGAGTTAAACACCCCAAACAAGCACCCGGAAAGTTCCGGTCACATCAACAGGATCATCACGATTCGCGTCAGTGGCTTGTGCAGGATTGTAGAAAAACAGCTTAGTTCCGTCGTAGCTTGGGCACGTGGGTAGTGCAAGAGCATCATCGGATTTCTGAGCCAGCGTGGAACCAAGAAGTTTGGAATAACCCAGCGTAACAGCGTCAACCGTGTTGGTTGTGCCGCCTTGGCTGGATAGAACCAAAGTAACCTGGGTCGTGCGGATTTGATATGGCGAGGAAACTTGAAAAAATCCAAGCTCAGTCGTCACATTTGCTTCAGTAAGTGCAGGCATAAATTACACCGTAAGACCAGTGATACCCTCCAGGTAGAGATGATTTTCAGGAGCCTTTACAACAAGACCACCTTCACCAAGGAATTCATCTTTGCGGCCGTCTTCGTCGTTGTTTTGACGATTCTTGAGCAAAGTGATTTCACGATCATTCATATCCATCCAGCTAAGGCAACCAACGTCAAGGACAAAGCCCGTAGAGCGGAAAGCTTGGCGCTGGAAGAGAGGATGAGACTTGAGATACAGAGTGCCCCAAGGAGATTCCCACATGTTGATGGTCATACCGTAGGATTCTTCCTTGGTCTTCAGCATTGTAGTCTTGATAGACTTCAGAGCGAAGTAACGTTGGAAGACGTCATAGAGAGTAGAACCGCAAACAAGCAGCTTTTCAAAAGAACCATCAGCAGTGTTTTCAAACGCGCGGCGAAGAAGACCTTCAAGCTGAGCGCAAGTGATGTTACCGTTGACCTGAATAACACGCTTAGCTTCCTCAGTCTGCCAGGCGCTGCTAGTAATAGCAGAAGCACCATCGCGGTAAAGGAACGTGCCACCATTAGCAAGTTCATACTGCTTCAGGAACCAGAGAACACCACCAGTTTGGCGACGAGGAACAGAACTGCCATTTTGATTGACTACAGTTTGAACGCCACGCTCACTAAAGAAGCAAGCCATTTCAATAGCTTCAGTGATGTCCAGCGAAGCTTGCTTAACAGCGCTGGCGTAAATGCCAGTTTTGTCAAAGCGAAGACCAGCTTTGAGAGCAGTGGACGGAAACGGACCAACAGCTTGACGGAAGATCTGCGTGTAGTTTTCCGGTTCAATCGGAAATTCAACACGGCCTTGACGAGAGCGATCACCCTCAGCAGCGGACTTACCAATATTGATCACAGCAATAGAATTAGCATCAGTGTCATTGCTGACCGAAGCAATAGTTTCGGTAGAAGTGACAAGGATGTAATTCAAAGCTGTATCGATAGCAGTAACAACACCTTTAAGATCAAGGAAAGCGGAAGCAGCTGCGTTTGGCACGCGCTTAATCCACACGCAGTCATCGACAAGAAACTTGCTTGCATCAGCAACATAGATGCCATAAGTAGTGCCTGAAGTCCAGGTGAAGCCAGCAGCAGCTTGGCTAGTGGTGTTTGTCGAATTAACAAACGGACCAGCGCCACCGCCGCCAAGAGAACCCGACGTTGCCGTCGTGCTTTCCTGATGTTTATGAGACTGCTCAAACCAAGAGAACTTGGGTTTGTCAGTTTCCTCTTTGTCCATAAGACTAAGAAGATAAGAAAGAATTGCCTTACCTTGTGGATATTTCCAGAAGATTTGGCGCATTGCGCGCTCGGAGTAACGTGCCTCCAAGTCAGTAGAAGAGATGAGACCTAACATTTTGATTTATTGGTATTTGTGATTAACGGAGGTAATCTGCGAAACTGCCTGCACCGGTTTTAGCTGGGACGTTTTGTCCACCTCCATAGGACGAACGTCGAGGGCTAAAGCCACTAGCCTGTCGAGCTGGATTAGCTTTCAAGGAAAATTGGGGATCAATCTGACGGATGATTTGCTGGGCTTGAAGAGCAACCTGACGACGCGCGTCGGAATGACTCTTGGGAATATAGCCACTTTGCGAAACAAGGGTTGTTGCTTGGCGAATCACCTGGTCGTATTTTGCCAAGGATGGGTATTGTGAGCCCACGTTTTTGACAAATGTCCTGGTCTGCTGTTCACGAACAAAAGCTTCTTGTGCCTGAAGCTTTTGCTGAATAGGACCAAGGTCGTTTTGATAGAGAAACTGGGAAGAAGTAACAGCATGCTTGGCTGTTCCGTCGAGCATTGCTTGGAAAGCTTCGACTAGTTTTTCTGGTTGAGCTTCCGGATCACGGAGAAGCTTGACAAAGTCAGCGTTGACTTTGTAACGGTTAAGTCTAGCATCCAGTTCTTCTGGGCTAAGTTGTGGAATTTGCTGTTGTTGACGAGGTTGAACTCGCATAGCCGTCTGAGCAGCTAGATCAGCAATTTGTTCAGGTGTGAGATTTTGATTCTTAGAATCAGAAAGGTCATCACTGTTATCGTCATCGTTAGGATCGACGTTATCGTTGTCATCGAGGATATCGTCCTCGGGGAGGTCATCATTAAGATCGTCCTCCAAATCATTGTTATTAGGCATTGTTGTGTTGTGTTATTTGTTGGTTTAAATCGTCAGCCATTGTTGTAGGTTGATCGAGAAAGCGTTTAAGTTCCTGCGTTGCACCGATTAAGCGTTCACGAATGAAAAAGGTGCGAATGTCAACAGGAGTGTCTTGAAGAATGGAATTAATCGAGCGGTCATAAAGTTCCTGAGCTTCTTGACGAAAAACTAAAAAAGCTTCATTTTTTTCAAGCAGCTGGAGGGAGAGCAGGAGCTGGTCCGCTTCCTGGCGGGAGAGTTGGTGGGATTGGTCCATTTTGAGGTTGAGGTGGGAGTTGGAAACGATCTAGATTTTTAAGCCCACGCAGAGCAAAGGCTTCTTTAGTCATCGCGACTAGGTCAAAGCCAGCAGCTTGAGCCAGTTCAGGATTAGAGGCCAGAGCAATGATAAGCTCCTGCAAAGACTGTGCCATGTAATTCTTCTCAGAAGACAGCGTGCCGTCGTAGCAGAAATAGTCTTCGTTGCCAAGAAGTTCTACTGGGTCCTGTGGATGGAAACTATCATAGGTGTTAATAGCAGACTCACCCAGGATTTTTTCATAAGTCTCATAGGTCAAATCTTGCCGGCAATTAAGCAGCATCTTGCGTCCTTGGGGAGCAAGACCGTCGATCCACACAGTGGCAGCAATCAGCTTCATGCGAGAAGCTGCGCCAGCATTGGCTGCACGGTTTTCGGTAGCGGAACGTCGGCCCGAAGCAACCTGGCCCATAGAGTTTTCGTTCACGCCTGAAACCACCTGCATGATCTGAGACAAGCTCTGAACATCTTGCATGTGGGTAACCGTTGGATCGACGGTCTTAAGCTGGCTAATAAATGCAGCAACACCCTGGTTATAAGGTGCGTTCTTCTTAAGAAGTATGTATTTACTACCAGCGGTAAGGGTGGAAAGATCGACAAAACTAGGATCAACAACAAAACGACCTTCAATGTTCTGCCGAACTGCGGCAACACGAGCGTTAATCAACCATGTGATAACTTCTTGCAGAGGATCAATCAGTGAAGAAAGAGAATCAGACATCTCGGCATGCTGATCAGGAGAAAGGGATAAAATGTCATAGGTAAATTCACCATGAGGAGCATTCAAAGGCTTAGCTGCAAGAATGCGTTGATCATTTGCCATAGCAAAAACCCAAATTTCTTCCTCCTGAGAGTCACTAAGGTCATAATCTGCTGGAACAATCTTAGCTTGAACCGTCGTTAGGCAGACCATAAAGTCTTTTTTAGGTTCTCCAACCTTAGTATCTTGCGGAGAAACACTACCTAACCTTGTTCCTTGATCACGCTTTTTCCAAGCTTCGGCGGTGAATGCTGTAATGTGCTTGGTTCCGGTCAATGACCCAGCCTTTTCCATGGCGCGAAGGTCTTGAAAGTGGTATTCGCTTTCATCTGCTGCAAAGCGACCTTGCTGCCAGCGAGAAATTGGCTGCCGAGTGTCAAAAAAGAAATTGTAAGGCGAGATAATATCTACCTCGTTACCTTCGTAGGTGGTGACTTCATCGTCTTGAAGCTCAGGCATTTCCATTGCCATGGTAATTCCACCCATGCCAGCAAAAGGAAGTTCCATAGAAGGTTGTTCACGCTTGACCATTTTGGTGTCATAGCGCCAAGTGGTTTTTAAAACACCAATTTTAAATCGAGCCATGTCAAGCAGTGCCTGGACAAGCTTGGAATAATAGCGAGTTTGCCGTTCTTCACGTTGAAGGATGGCCTGACAAGCATCACGAATTGGACCGTAGTCTTCCGGACCTGTGGCTTCAAGTTCAAAGATAGATTCTTTTTGCGTGTAAGCAAGAAAAAGAAAGGTGACAAGCGTGTTGACCTGCGCAAAGGATAGCGGCACGGTCATCTTTTCAGGTTCGTTTTTGTTTCGCGCACGTGCGTCTTGTGCATCAGCGGTGCGAATAGAACGATAGGTATCAAGAGCTTTGTCCCAAGCGGGATAGCTCTTAGCCATGTCGCCGCGAGACCGGTTCAGATTCCTAACCAGCATAGTCCGCAGCTCATCCAGCTTCTCGTCCTGAATTTCAGCCTCAAGGCGTTTGATAATTTCTGGGGTCATGGTTGGATACCTTGGCTACGGAGATGAGCTAAAAGCATTTGTGTTTGAGCTGCTTGATCTAAGTCAGCAGGAAGTTTTGCTCCTTGAATTAAATCATAAGCTTGAGAATAGGCTTCACGAGATGGAGAGATTGCAGTCATTCCTGGCTCAGCTTGCATTAAAAATGGAATACCCACATGAGCACGTTTAGCTTGCGCTGGAGCCGTGCCCATTAGTTTGTTAATAGCCAGAATTATATCATCTTGCGTAGGCCCAGTAGCTGGAGCCACGTTAGTGCGATGATTTACAGTATCGGCTAAAGTCCCTTTGTAGTCTTGTGACCAACCAAAGAATTCTCTTGGGTTTGGAATAGTCTTATAGTCAGGCATAAGTTTTAAGCTGCAATTTTTGAAAAGTTACCAAAAGAGAAAAAGTTTAGATCTAACGAACGATCCATAAAATTACTCTTGTCTAGGGTTATGTTTTGCCGTGAAGTATCAATCCAATCAAGGCCAACAACGCACGCCCGGTAGAAACATTCCATCATGTGATCGTTTTTGTCAACGGGTTTTTCTTTATCTTTATCCCAACAATAGGTGTAAAATTCCTTAATAGTCTCCGAACACGAGGACATAATAAAGATATTATTTTCCCGAATAAGCTCTTGTTTAGCTTTCTGAATCCCAGTTGAAAGTTCTTTAGGCGCGGGCATTACATTAAGCCCATTAGCAATAAAGACATCCGCGTAGCACTTACCATCAACCGGGTTAGGAATAAAAGCAATGGGGTCAATGCAAATTTGCCACGGTGTGCGCCCATTAAGAATCCTCAAAATCATCGAGCAAAGATCCTGAATATAGCAAGGAGAAAAGATTTCCTGATAACAGAACGATTGCCCTGTCGGCGCGGTAGCCCAGAACTGCACCGCATGAGGTGTGCGCGGATGCGGGTCAATAAAAACCCGAATAGTATAATTATCCGGCGGTGCATCATAGTCTTTCCAGCCATGTGGCAATTCAATCTGCACATGCTTTTCTTGGTCAAACTCCGCATAGACTAGGCCCTGAGAGTTCTTCGGCAACCCATAAATTCGACTAGCCCTTTCACTTTCCGAAAGCTGCTTTGCAAATAGGTCAACTTCTTTACGATCCAATGTCTGATTATCATAGCTAGACCCAGTCATGATCCAGCATTCAGGCTTCTTATCCCAGGAAAACCCTTCCTCAAACTGACTCTTCATCATCTTAACTGGAAGGAAAAACTCATTAATCCACTGCTCTGCAATAGGTGTGCAGGTAAACCAAGCTGAGCCACCAGTATCCATCAAACCACGACTAACCGCATTCCACATTCCCTCAGGAATCGGTTCATCCACATGAATCCAATCCCACTGAGAAGACTCAAGTCCCATTGGATTAGCCATATACGACCGCACAGTGTCCAGCTCTATCGTAGAGACAGTTCCCCAGATATTCTTAAGCTTAATAACCGAAACCTCACCAGCCTGATTTTTCAAAATAGCCTCAATTCGATCCTTTGGCAAGAACGCCATCAGCTTTCCAGTTTCCAGCGAAGTAAAGATTTCCCGCGCCTTGTCCCAATCAGCAACAAGAATAACTCCTTTTGTCGCCCTCTTGGGAATCCCCAAATACCGATTTGGATCGGATTCAGGAAGCCAAAGACGAGCGCCAAGAGCAAAAGCGCAATCTTCAGCAGAACCGCAAGTGGACTTGCCAAAGCGGTTGCCAGTGCGAAGATAACGGTATTTGTAATGTGCAGCAAGGTGGAAAAGGTTTTGCTTAGGCTGGGGACGATAGGCAAAGAGTCCGTAGTTTTTACGGAGTTCGGCTAGGCGTCGAAGAGCTTTTAGTCGATCTTGCTGGTCGGGGTCAACGGGAGTCATTGAGTTAGATTTGAATTGCGCGGTTAAGACGAGGAGGGAGAACTTTGTGCCGGCGGTAGTAGAAGCCACCATCTCGTTCGGTGACAATTAACTTGCGGTAGTGTGGAATCCAAGCAACCTGGTTTGTAGGTGGAAAGACTGAACCCTGTTCCCAGGTTACTTTTTGAGCGTTAGGCGTGCCGAAGTTTTCGACCAAAGTTGCAGTAATGTATGGTTCTGGAACTGTTACACCTGCATGAATGCAGTTAAGTGAATTGCGAACACCGTAATAGTTGTAGAACACCGGCATGGGGCGAGGCTCGGTAGCGGAAAGAGAGGTAATTGGATCAGGTGAAAAGAACTCGTCAATTTCGTGAATGGTGTTAAATTCGCCACCTTTAAAAAGAATATAGCGATCTAAGATACGCTTGCCGGTAACGGCATTAGATGTGTTTCCGCCAATACCAAGAACACCTGATTCACTTTGCAAAGCAATCTCAGCCTCGAGTGCGTAAAGAGAAAGAAGCCAATCCGGCCAATAAGTTGTTTCGTTAATGGTAAAACTTGGCTTTACAACCTGAAGTTGTTCCGCTGGCGTTTTAGATTTAAGAAAAACAAAACGTAGGTTATTGCCTTCTTTAGGCAGTTGTTCACAGTAAATGTAAGAACCAAAGCCTTGCTCAATTGCATCTCCTTTGTCCACAGCTTCAGCTGACATAAAGTTAGCAAGAGTTGTTCCAGCTACCAGCGTTGTGCTGGCAGTAAAACGACTCTCGCGAACATGAAGAATAATTCCACGCTCGTTGATAGAGCCAGCAATGGGAAAAATTGAATAGTGGACTTTTTCAGAAGAAGCCATATTAAGTTGGGCTGTAGATTAGCTCACGACCTGGCAGTGCTTGAACAACACTCTTGTGACCAAGAGAGCTAACAAGAATATAAGCACCGTGAAGTTCACCGTTATGGCGCTTCAGTGGCACAGCGTCTAAAGCATCGGTTGTTGCTACGCGAGCTGCCGTCATTGAAGCAAGACCACTAGCAACCGTTGTAGTAGTTGGCACGATTGAAATACCTAATCCACCGCTTGCACCAGCTACGTTGGTGACACCAGCTGTGTAACTAAAAAGTTTACTTTCAAAACTATGTAAGTTTCTCCACATGCCCATTGCATAGGCAAGAGAAACAATAGTAAATGGACAGAAGCCAGAAACTACAGCAGAAATGTTAGAAGCCGTTGAGCCAGCAATAGCATTAGCATTAGCGGCAGAGGTTGACCAAACTCCAGTGGTTAAATTAAAACTGCTAGCCCAAAGAGTAAGCTCAGTAGGGCTGCCAGTAGTTCTTTTTATCGAATGAACAAAAGCACCCAAAGGAATTCCAAAACAGCTGATTGGTTGCCCAGGAAAAACCACAGAGGCTTCAGCAACCGTGATCACATTGCTTGTAGCAGTTACACCAACACCTGTAAGAGTAAGCGGATCAAGCACGCTAGCAACAGTGCGCTCAATACCAAAAGCATCATAGTATTTATAGTTAGAAGGCATAAGATTAAAAGGTTAAAAATGTGGCCAGCCACCCAAGCGAACACCAAGCCAACGCATGTAAGCGCGAATAGGCTTAACACCTTTAGCTCGAAGAAATTCGTAATAAACATTATCCGCTTGCGAGCGGGTTACTGGAAACGTGCCACCAGGATTAGTGTAAGAGTTGTAAATGTAAAGCCAGTCATGAATGCAAGCTGCTCGTTTGCTTTCACCACGAGGCCGCGAGAAAGAAAAAAGAAAAGACGGGATGCTTTCTTCAAAAACAAATCCAGCTGGAATGTGGATAAAATCATTCAGCACTGCGGAAAAAACCCTAAGCTCGTCAAGCAGTTTGAGCTTTTGAGTAACTCCGCCTTCAGAAACATCCTCAAAGCGAGGATTGGTTAAAAATGCAGCTTCGAGCTTAGGGTTCATTGAAAGTTTGACTTAAAGTTTCTCCGCAATAATTTTACCACTAGTAAGCGTCAATGTGGTAAACAACATAGGCCGATAAAGTCCAGCAGGAAGTGTCAAAGTTTGGATTCCCGTGTCGCCATTATAGCCAGACTCAAAAGTAATCGAAGCAATCACAGCAGCTTCAAGCACCTGGATGCCGGAATATTTTCCAACCTCTAGTGCATTTGTATTTGCTACAACTTTAAAACCGTTATCTGAAAATTCTCTTGTGTTGTACATAAAAAAGAAAAGCCCTCGGTAAGTGTGAGTTACCGAGAGCTAAAGGTTAAGTGTTAAGCAGTAACGGACTTGATGACCACAAAGTTAACAGTAACAGCGGCGTTAAGTGCGTTGGAAGCGTGATGGTTAGCAATGACAAGGTCAAAAGCTCCGTCAACCACCTTTTTAGTGGAGATCTGAATTGTGCCGGCGCCAGCATAAGTGGTGGAAGCGACAACAACGTCAGAAGCGTCGACGAAGGAATTGGTGACGGTGAAGACTTCTTCAGCGTTAGCAGCGGTGGTAAGAGCAACGGTGGTGATCTGACCGCAGAGCTTGTTAAGTTCTACGCCGGTGGAAGCAGAAACAGTTTGGGTTACAGTGCCACCGCCAGAAGCATAGCCAAGGCCGTTGGTGTTAGGTTTGAGGTTTGCACGACCGGAAGGGTCAGAGTCAAGAACAATTGCAGTGATCTTTTCAGAGGTTTGATAATCGAGAGGCATAAAGGTTAATTTTGGATTGTGGTTTTGAGCAGGGTTTCTTCGAGGCGTTTAATTTCCTCAGCAGGGTTTTCGGAGATTTGATGGTTTGTGTGGTGAACAAAGTTTGTAGGTTTACCACGAAAACGATCAAGAATGTCTTTAGCTGCGCTCAGTTTAACTTTCTCGTCAACCGAGTTGTTCATCAAGTCCATTGTGACCAAGACCGCGGATGAAGCTGCAGATTTGAGCATCTGAGTGATGTCACCGGAGAATTCGTCTTGGATGATTTGGTTGACGTTAGCTTGGAACCAAGGCTGACGGATCCAGTTAGAAACCGTGGACTCGGCGACATCAAGCTCGGCGGCAACAGTTTTAGGCCGTGCACCTGAAGCAATCATGTGTGCGGCTAGGCGATGAACAGCTTTTTCTTTTTGAATCTCAGTAACGGGTGGCTTGGAACCGTGGAAGGTAGGAGCTAGACCTTTGCGAGCAGAAGCAATGGTCAAGTCCTCAGGCGGAAGCGTCTCTACCGGTGAAAGCGCTGTCCGAGGAAACGAATCAAGACCTTGGATGTTAAGAATCATGGCAGTGTAAAGCGAATACGTGAGCGGACTTGGGAGATGTTGCGATTGCCCTCGCAAACCTGACCACCTGTGCGCGAGCCTTTGGAATTAGAGTTACCTTCAATGGTGGTGAAGTTGCCCTGGCGATCAGGTGCAGACTGAGCAATGCCGATGTGAGAAAATTTAAAAACAATCAGGTCTCCGGGAAGAATGTCAGAGCCTGCTGGCTTGCGAGTTTGCGTTGTTGAGTCCTGGGCCAAGGACCAACGCTCAAAATCCCATGCTCCAGCAGTGCGCGGGCGCTTGAAATTATCGGTTTCTTTGGTGTTGGTTTGGGAAAGCGCCTCACGAACAACCCAGCAAACAAAAGCTGCGCACCAAGCTCCCCAGTCTTTTTTGTCCAGCCATGTTGCTTGTTGATATTGGTCCACACGTGGTCCCCGATTTGACTTACCAACTTCGGTAACGCCAACTTCACGGTGAGCAATAGTGAGCAGAGCTTTAACAAACGTAGTCATGGCTGTTTATTCACAAAAATTATCATTGTCCACACTAGGCAAATGCAAGAAACTACAATCCAACCGATGGGTTCTTTAAAAGTCAGCTCACTGGACAGGAGAAAGTTCATTTGGTTGGGTAAGTTTGCCTAAAAGGTCCTCGGTTTTTGGCAATGACCGATTGACAGCTAGGCGGGAATAGATACGGGAGAGTTCTTCGCGAAGATTTTTGATCTCAATACGGGTTTCTTCACGGTTTTCTTTGACGTCCTCGTGCAGTTCTTTGACAGAGTTAAGAAGAACAGCTTGAATCTCTACTTTGGTTGAAAGATTTTGAACAGTGTTGTTTAATTGTTCAAGTTTACCTGGCAAAGGCTGGACTGTTGCCCACCAAGAACCAATGCAGGCTATGCCAAGGATGAGTTGCCAAGGGGTAACGCCGAGGGATTGGAAAGGATTTTGAAAGCTTGAGCTCATTGGTGTGGGTTATTGGGCTAAAATCTTCTTAGAATTGATTAGCTCAGGCATTGTTAGGCTCATGTTTTTAAAGAACTGTGGAAAAGCGTCATAGATAACAAAGTGTTGACCGCGCTTGGACTCGATGAGGGTGGCAAGGCTTGTGTTGGTGTCCGGTGGTAGGTGACCACTGGTGATCCAGGGCTGGAGAATGTCGGCAATTTTACCAAGTTCAGCGTTGGGGTGGATGATGATGGAGAAATCGTCATAGACTTCGATCCAGCGATTGCCTTGGACATCGTCGATCCAGCTAAACATTTGCGTGGTGTCGCCACTGTTTTGCAAAGAGGCTGGGCGTGATAGCTCCCAAAGAGCTTCGCTCAGTTCTTTAGCCGCAGAGGATGGAATGTAGATAATCATTATGAGAATCTAGCCAGTTGATTAGCTTGAAATGCGCTCCACCCAGCAAGTCCAGTGGGGTCGCCGTTAAAAATGACAATTTCAAAAATGGCATTGCCAGCCCTATTAAGCCAATTATTTAACGACGGTCCACCGATGCGGCCCTGCGCCATGCTGATTATACCGGTTCCAACGTTTCCAGTTAACAGCAGCGACCCATCAAGAAAGTTCTTTGAAGAAGCGCCATTGGCCAAAAATCCCAACACATGCAATCCGTTTGAGACTTCACCGGCGGTGCCGTTTAAGGTCGTGCCGACCCAGTTTTGCTGCATTGCACCATTTGTAACGCGCATAAATCTAGTCGTGCTGCTTGAATCTGTTCCAAGCACTGATCTGCCAACAGTGCTAAGAGTTGTTCTCACTACCGCAGAAAGATAAAAAGGAAAAGAAACGGTTCCAAGATTGATATTAAAAAAGACTGCAGTAGAAGAAGAACCGTCACCCCAGCCACCTTTGGCATTGAGCGCCGTGCTAAACTTCATTCGGCTTGCCGCCGTTGGTTGTGTTGCTTCAAAACTTGCACTTTGGTCATACCAATTCACACCAAAAGCTGCCGTTCCGCCATCCTGTGCCGCGATAGCTGCGGCTGCTGCTAAATCGAGCTGACCATTGGCAAGAAAGGGGATGTCTGCCTCTGGGCTTCCTGTGCCGTTGCCTTGCAGGCGCATGGCATTTCCAGTGTGAGATGTGAGCAAACGATTGACCGAGCCAACGTATAGAAACTGAGCACCCTGGGATTGGAGTTCGTCTAGCGCACCGACGAAAGGAGAACCACCACTTGCGATAAGTGTCTGCAAACCTAGACGTAGTCCGAACATAATGGGTATTTGTGAGTGACCGAGAGGTTATTTCTTTGTTGAGTCGCGAACGAAGAAAATCGTGGGCGGAGGCGGGGAGGTTACTGGGCGAACCTGTGGGCGCGGAGCTTTCATCGGGTGAATGTAAGAGGGGAAATGGAAAAAGCAAAGGAAAAGGCGAGCGGGAAAATGGGCTCGCGGTAAGGCTCGCGGCCCCAGGCGGTTCTTTCTTCTCTCGTCATAATTGCTAGAGTGGTTTCAATCTGCCGCGCGAGTGTGGGGGATATAATACAAACCCCATGACCCCCAAGGGCAAAGGGAACCCCTGTTGAGATTGAGATTCAGTCGCAGGAAAGGGTTAATGCGAAAACGAATTAATAGCTGGGAGGCGGGAAAGGGGAAAGGGGGTTGACAGGATAAGGGGAATATGCTATGTTATGGGGTCGGATGAAATACCGATGGGCTTGGTAAGCCTCTGATCTTTGAGATTTATGAATGGCATCTAGGCGATAGCAAGCCTAGCGTGCAGCGAGCATAGCATGCATGGCAGGATTAGGCGTTTCTAATCCGGTGCTTTTCCTATGCTCGAATCACGCTATGAAATTGATTAACGCTAAAGAAAATGGCTCCGGGCTCTATGTCGAAATTTCTTTCTCTTTCCCAAATTGGCTCTGTGCTAAGATGGTGGAGAACGAGAAAGCGAAACGTGAGATTACCGGGCAGCAGGCGATTGAATTCGCTGTGGAGTTACCTAAAGGCTATGACTGGACGATGCCGATGGCATGGAAGCAAGCCGCGATTAAAAGCGGGCAGGCTTATGCCGTGGAAGTGATGGCAGTAGGGCCGCTTGCTAAGGGTAAAGATGAGAAAAATGACGATTGGCAAGCACGGTTAGCGGAAGGTGCGTTGGAAAGGAAGCCTG